CTACCAGGTACTAAAGTTGCTACTCATTTGCCCATTGCCAGTAGGAGGCAATGGGTCGAAAGCCAGGTGGCCCAATGTGGGGATCGCTTGGATCAAGAATTGATCTACAAGAGTGAATTCTCTGACCAGTTCCCTGATCGCTGGATGTTCCGGCACGACGCTCAGGACCTACGAAAGAAACTTGTAGGTAATGTCAAGTTGAGAAAGGATAAGCGGGCCCTTTCTGATAAGCTGAAGCAAATTTCTGCAGATAACCCGCTTCTGTACAAACCAATGATGTCTCTTTGTGGTCAAGATCAGAAACCCGCCGATCATGTGTCTTTCATGAGAGGTGTTAAAGAACGTTTGAAAAGGTCCACATTTAGACACAATGAGCTTATTTACAAGAACGGCACAGCAGTGTATGGGGTTGCACTCTTCCAGGCCGTAATGAAAGCTTTCAGACTCAAGGATTCCTATGCGTGGGATCATATTCGTTTTGAAGGCTATGTAGCTGAGTTTGCTGAACGCAGGTCGAAAAGATCCGCTGCCTTAAAGACCATGTCTTTGCCTCGTTCAGAACCGGAGTTTCGTCAGTTCATCACGGCTAAAAGACAGATGAAGGTGAAACCAGAAATTCCGACCTCAGGGAAACCCTTGCAAACATTGATGATCCATTGCGACTACTATTTGTACGCTTTAGGACCCATCAATATGTATATGACTGACTTTTTCTTGGATCATTGTCCCCCTAACATTTATCTGCATGTTAAGAAAACCTTTGCGGACTTTGATGCGTTTGCTAAGAAAATGATGTCTGAGGCTACCGATCCTTGGGAAGGGGACGGTAAACATTTTGAAACTTCCCTTGATCACAATGCAACTTACGCTTTTGAACAACTCATGCGGGTTGCCAGCGTGCCTGAATATTACATTCAGATCTTCCTTGATTACAAGATGCATGCTGTGAGTCAGTTGATGATTCATTTCTTTATGACCATGTCAGGTGAAGCTTTCACATGGTTAATAAATACCATCAAGAACATTGCTGAGACTCATTGTCGATATTCTGTTCCTCCAACTGCTCCGCAGATATACGGTGGGGATGATGAAAGTCATGCCCACCGGTATCAGGTGAATCCAAACTGGCATGTATGGAAGGAATATGAAACATGTGAGCTGAAACAAACCTACACAAAGACTCCTAGAAGTTTCAGCTATTATTTAACTAAACATGGAGCAGTCAAAGATCCAGTACATCTGCTAAGGAAACTCCTTATTGCTGAAGAGCGTGGGAAGCTAGAAGATGTGCTGGCCGGGTATGCTATTGAAGCCCGGTCCTTGTTCATTAAAGGTGATCTGGTGTTTGAAATCTTGCCTGAGGAAGCCGTTGACGCCTGGCAACTCCTTAATAGTGAGTTGTTCAATATTTTAAAACGCGTCAAGATTGATTTGGGAACCGTTGATGGGCATCGTTTGATGTTCATCAGACCGTTAATTCCCACGTCAGTTAAACACTGGGCACTCGGTTTCATTTCGGACATTGACACCGAATATACTTCTAAAACTCCGAATTCACCTTTTTCTCGGGAAGTGCTGAATAACTTCCCAATATTATCTGATCACATTCAACACAACGAGGAAGTTGAACACGTGTTGTGATGAATGCTGCTGAGAGCGTGTTGTCTGCCCGGGATCCGGGTGAAAATGCTAAGGCTCGTGACCCTCTTGACGCGAGGGGACCCGAACATTTTGCCAGCGGAAGATTTGATTTGTCTTCTGCTGTGAATTATTCCCATGCGTTGTCTGCCCTTTCGGGCTTTGCCAGTCTTTACCAAACCTTTCCTATGTTGAGTATTCACAAGATTGTCATTCGCGCAACTATGACGTCGTCCACGAAAATTGCTGGGTGTTTATGTTATGATGCGGCTCAACCTGACATTGACTCTGTTGGGGAGCACCCTCAGTATTTTCGTTATACTGAGGCTTCATATCGTGCCGGCATTGAGCATGAGTGGGTTTTGGAGCCTTCGCCAGGGATGGCGTTACAAGTCTCTCCTCCTTCCCCTCATGGGGTGATGCCAAAGTTGTGCTTGTTTTCTTCTTCTGGCGGTGGAGTGGCTTACCTCCACATTTACTTTTCATTTAAAGGTCGCATTGTAATTTCAAAAGGCCAGTTAAACTAACAGTTGCGCCGGTGGTGGTACCAGTTGAAGTGGCAGTTCCGGAGGAAATCGTCGAACCTGTGGACAGTGGTGTTGACATGACAGAAGAAAATGGGACTTGTAATTTGCACATTTTCGACTCATCTGATGATGAGGTTCATCTTTCTGTTTGTCACATTAATGGCAGTGAAGGTACCATAGGTGTTGATGATGAAATCCGAGATGATTTGACAGAGGGAGAATATACTACTGGTTTCAGGTTCGAATTTAAAAGTAGTACATTAGCCTTAGGTCAACGTATTCATTCTTTTAGTCCGCTTAGACTGAGTCCGGCGCGTGTTTTTAACCTTCCTTACGAAAGTCAAAAGTGCGATACTGACTTGATTTTAAGCGTTACTCTTACCCCTAGGGGTAATTTACC